TGGCACGCGCTGAAAGTCCCGCGATTGTGGTGGAACCGATCAGCGACACAGCGCAAGAAAATACAAGCCTGCCAACGCTGGACTGGAGCCTGACCGTGCGCATTGCCGTGATCGTTCGAGGCACAGCACCAGATCAGATCGCAGATGTCACCATCCAATCGCTGCATTCCAAGGTCATGGCCGACCTAACACTCGGCGGATATTCGATGGATATTCAACCGCAGAGCGTAAACTGGCAATTGATCGAAGCTGACCAACCGGCCGGCGTCGTGATGTGTGATTACCTCGTCCGGTATCGCACCTCTCTCTCTAACCTGGCGAGTGCCTGATGGCTACGATGATGGATGAATACTGGGGGCAGGGTGGAACCTATCTGCTTGACCCCACGACCGGTGTTCGGACGCTCCTTGAGCGGACAGAGCCGGCTCAACCCTCCGAACCCCAACCCGAGGAATTAAGCAATGGCTCTGCTAACACGCAAGCGCCTGATCCTGGCCAAAACGGAAACGACTGAAGGCACCGACCCGACGCCTTCTGCAACGACTAACGCTGTCTTGGTGCGCAACCTGGACATCGTGCCAATGCAGTCCGACGTTGTGCAGCGTGAGTTGGTGCGCCCTTACCTCGGCAACTACGAACAACTGCTGGCTAACACCCGCGTTGAAGTGTCGTTTGAGGTTGAGCTTGCCGGTTCTGGTGCTGCCGGCACCGCTCCCAACTACGGCGCACTGCTCAAAGCTTGCGGCCTGAGTGAGACCGTGGTGGCAACCACCAGCGTGACCTATGCGCCGGTGAGCAGCAGCTTCAGTTCCTGCACCATTTACTTCCACAATGATGGTGTCCGGCACATTGTCACCGGTGCTCGCGGCACGTTTGAACTGAACTGCCAAGTCGGCGCCATTCCGTTCATCAAGTTCACGATGACCGGCGTTTACAACGCCCCGACAGACGTTGCCCTGCCATCAGCTACTTACATCAACCAGGTAACGCCGCTGATCTTCAAGAACGGCAACACCTCCGCGTTCTCGCTCTACAGCTACTCGGCCACGCTTCAATCGTTCACCATGCAAATGGCGAACAGCGTTCTCTACCGAGAGCTGGTGGGTGGCACCAAGCAGGTGCTGATCACGGACCGGAAGCCGGCCGGCAGCTGCGTCATTGAAGCCCCGGCGATTGGCACCAAGGACTTCTTCGGCATCGGCACTGGGACCACTACAGGAGCGGCCACGTTCCTGCACGGCACCGCTGCCGGCAACAAGGTAACCTTGACTGCGAACCAGGTTGACATCAGTCAGCCTGCCTACTCCGACCTCAACGGCATCCAGATGCTGACGATGCCTTTGGTGTTCACCCCGACCACCGCTGGCAACGACGAACTCAGCCTCGCTTTCACCTGATAGGACCCCTGCATGGCTTTCAAACTTTCGCTTTCGGAAAGTTACCGCTGGCCCGTCGCCGTCGAAATTCCCATCGATGGCGGCCGGTTTGACAAGCAGACCTTTGACGCTGAATTCAAGCGTCTCCCCCAGGATCGCAACAACCAAATCCTTGAGGATGCTCGGTCAAGCGTCATCACGGACCAAGACGTATGCGCTGAGATCCTGGTGGGCTGGTCTGGTGTTCTGGATGATGCCGGCGAAGAAGTGCCTTTTTCGGAAGGCGCAAAAAGCCAGCTCATGGCCGTTCCGCAACTCGCGGCCGCGGTGGTGATGGCTTATTTCCAATCCATGCAGGGAGCGGCTAAGCGAAAAAACTGACCGACGCCGTAGAGCACTGGGCTCGCGGCGGCGACAGTCAAAAGGAACTAGAAGACGATTTGGCGGCGTTCAATGTCGAGATGGCCCTTCCCGAGGTCAGCGACGACTTTGAGGTGTGGCCAGAAAACTGGCCAGCAGTTGAAATGTTCATGCGTGTGCAGACGCAATGGCGAACCGCCATGAGTGGCATCGTCGGCCTCGATTACACGGCCCTGGCGTGGTTGCTTACACTGTATGAAGTCAAAGACCAGCGCTCACTTCTGGAGGAACTACAGGTGATGGAAGCGGCAGCGCTGGGGCTTCTCAACAAGCAGGAGGGCTAGGCCATGGCGATGGATCTGAATGCCGCTCTGAAGATCACGACCCAGGTCGACGGCGCCAACAAGATTGTCGATCTCAATCGCGCCCTTATGGGCGTCGAAGGGACAACCAAGAATGTCACAGGCGCGATGAAAAGCATGGTTGGCGCGACCGCCGGCCTGGCTGGCGTGCTCGGCACCTTGACGCCACTGCTGAGCGTTGTGGGCCTTGTGGCGATGGCCAAGGGTGCCATAGATGCCGGCCAGGAAATGCTTCATTTGTCGGAAAAAACCGGCATCAGCGTTGAAGAGTTGGCACGCTTCAAAAAAGCCGCTGCTTTGGCAAACATTGACATCGAAACCGTAGCTGGTTCGGTTGTCAAATTAAGCAAGCAAATGCTGGAAGCCAGCATTGGCAATAAAGCTTCAGCGGCCACGTTTGAAGTGCTCGGCATTTCAGTCAAAAACGCTAACGGCACGCTTCGCAACAGCGGCGATGTTTTGATTGACATCGCCAACAAGTTCAAAGCCATGCCCGATGGGGCAGAAAAAACGGCGCTTGCGTTGCGTTTCTTTGGCCGTGCTGGCGCTGAAATGATTCCGTTGCTGGATATGGGTGGGGATGCCATCCAGCGGCTCGGGACCAAAATGACAACGGCTTTTGCTGAAAAAGCAAATCAATACAAGCAAGATCTTTCAGCACTTAGCGGCGCTGCCAGCGTTTTGGGTATTGAGCTGGGTTCGGCGTTGTTGCCTGCCATCACAGCATTTACTGAATTGGTCACGCAAGGTGTTCGCGGCCTTACCGGTATGATCGATGGTTTTGGAGCCGCCTATCAAAAAAGCAAAGAATTTAAGGCAGGCATTGATCAAGTAGTTGGCGCATTGACCTTGCTGGCGGCGACAAGTGCGTTGGCAAGTTTTATTGCTACACTCCCTGTGGCAATTGCAGGCGTGATGCGATTGATCACGGCATTAAAAGAACTGCGTGCTGTGGAAATAATTGTCGAGCTTGCAAACCCTGTCGGACTGCTTGCTGGCGGCGTTACAGCTCTTGCTGTTGGTTTGGACAAATACCTGAACCAAGGCAAGGCCACGCAATGGCTCGGTGAGCAAGTCACTGGCGGCATGAAAGCCCTTATGAATTTCGGGACACCCAAGGCCGAAATGCCAGACGTAAAGCTACCTGCACCTAACCTTGCGGGCCTAAACACTGGCAAGCTAAACACGGCAGCGGTTGACAAAGCTGCTCAGCTTCAAATCGACATTCAATCTGTTAAAAATCAATACACTTATGTGGTCCAGCAAAGTCAAATCAATGATCTGCTTGACAAGGCTGCTCAATTAAAATCTCGCAGCATGTTCACTGCCGCAACCGCAAACGAGCTGCAACGCGTTGATAAAGAACAGTCTCTTGAAATTTTAAAAATCAACGATCAAAGGACAGCGGCAATACAAAAAGCCAATTTGGAAACCGACAAGGGAACGGCAGCGCTTGAGGTTCAAAAAATCAATCTTGACTCAAATTTGAAAATCATTGAGGCCCGAACTAAAGCCGAACGCGAGCGGCAAAATATTATTCGCCAAAGCACCATTGACACTATCAACCAAACTGACGCGATCAAGAAAAGCGTCGAAGCGATCAAGTATGCAAATTATTATTCAGTGGTTGGCGCCACACGTGGCAGCAATGAAGCGCAACGTCAAAAAGAACTAAAAGACCTTCAAGACAAAATTAATCTCAACCAGCAGCTTGATAAGGCGGCCGGCATTGCCAGCAGCCGGCAAACACAACAAGCGCAGCTTGAGTATGACGCCACCGTCAAAAAATTCAAAGAGCTTGAAGCTCTTGGCAATAACGTCAATTATGGCCTTGCCAAAGGCGCTCAGGCTTATCTGGATAGCGTCGGTTCGCTTGCTGACCGCATTGGCAACGCCGTCCAGGGCACATTAAAAGGCCTGGAAGATGCGCTTGTTAATTTTGTTAAAACCGGCAAGCTAAACTTCTTGGATTTGGCAAATTACGCCGTTGAGCAACTTGCTCGAATCATTATCCAGCAGACGATCATTGGGCCGTTGGCCAAAGGGCTTGGCGGTTTATTTAATCCAGCGTCTGCCGTAACGTCTCCCAGCGGATGGAATTGGGCCGGCATCAATCAATATTCAGCCAACGGCAACGTCTTTGCCCAGAACGGCATCATCCCCTACGCAATGGGCGGCATCGTCAACCGCCCTACGCTGTTCCCCTTCGCCAATGGCGGCGCCATGCAGAACGGCCTGATGGGCGAGGCTGGCCCCGAAGCGATCATTCCGCTTAAGCGTGGCGCCGACGGCAGGCTTGGCGTATCCGGCGGCGGCGGCGGTGGCACCACGGTCAACGTAAGCGTTGATGCCAACGGCACTAGCGTCCAAGGCAACGGCGGTCAAAGTGCTGCGCTGGGCCGCGCCATTGCTGCTAGCGTGCAGGCTGAGCTGATCAAGCAGAAGCGGCCTGGTGGCCTCTTGGCGGCATAACGATGGCGACCTTCACCTACACACCCAGCTTTGAAGCCACCGAGAGCAGCAAGCCTCGGGCGCATAAGTTCCAGGCCGGCGATGGCTACGAACAGCGCGTGCGGTTCGGGCTTAATACGGACCCAAAGGAATGGACGTTGACCTTTTCGGAGCGCACCAACACTGAGCGTGACAACATCCTGGCTTTTCTGGAAGCGCGTGCCGCCGTTGAAAGTTTCGATTGGACCCCGCCGCGTGGCAGTGCTGGCAAATACCTATGCGAGGAATGGCAGGTGACCATGCGGGCTTACAACTTCAACACGATTCAAGCGACGTTTAGGCAGGTTTTTGAGCCATGAGCGTTCCCGTTTCAGAGCTTCAGTCAATTTCACCCAGCGCGATCATCGAGCTGTTTGAGTTGCAGCTCAATACGGCAATCCAAGGGACGAATACGCTTTACCGCTTCCATGCTGGTGTCAATTTGACTGGCAGCAACGGTGATGTGGTTTGGGCTGGCAATACCTATTCAAAGTTTCCGATCGAGGCCGAGGGCTTTGAGTACAGCGGCAATGGCCAGCTACCGCGCCCTAAAATCCGCGTCAGCAATATCCTGGGCACCATCACGGCCATCATCCTGACAACACCGCTGGAAGGCGCCAAGGTGAGCCGGATCCGCACGATGGCGCGGTATTTGGATGCTGTGAACTTTTCGGGTGGCGTGAATCCTTATGGAACACCAGACCCTACAGCTAGTTTCCCCGCTGAGATTTATTACATCGATCGCAAGTCTGCCGAAACCCGCGACGTGGTGGAGTTCGAGCTTGCGGCTGCATTTGATTTGCAAGGCGTCAGGGCACCAAAGCGCCAGTGCATCTCGAACATCTGCCAATGGGTCTATCGCTCAACCGAATGCAGCTATACCGGCACTAGCTATTTCACCGAAAACGACGTGGTCACCACTTTGGCAAATGATGTTTGCGGCAAGAAATTGAGCAGCTGCAAAGCTCGGTTCGGTGCAACGGCGCAATTGCCTTTCGGCTCCTACCCAGGCGTGGGCACTTATTTCACATGAACGACACCACCCGCGCTGCTGCACTGGAACACGCCAAGGCCGAAGACCCATGCGAATGCTGTGGCCTGGTGGTGGTGGTCAAGGGAAAGGAAAGGTACTGGCCATGCCGCAACCTCAGCAGCGAGCCGGGCGGCTTCTTCTCGATGGACCCCGACGACTACGCCAAGGCAGAAGATGCTGGTGAGGTATTGGCTGTTTTTCATAGTCATCCAATATCACCGCCCACTCCCAGCCAGGCCGATCTAGTGGCCTGCGAAAAGTCTGGGCTGCCCTGGTTCATCGTCAACCCAAAGACCGAAGCATGGGCTGATTGCAAGCCGTCTGGATTTAAAGCGCCGTTGATCGGGCGCGAATGGGTCTGGGGTGTGCAGGACTGCTGGACGCTGGTCCGTGACTATTACGCCGAACAGGGCGTGACCTTGCCCGACTGGGATCGACCTGCGACGGCTGCTGAGTTTGAAGCGGCGCCCATGTTTGCCGATTGCTGGCGGGCGGCAGGCTTCGAGCAAGTGTCAGAAACTGACATCCAGCCTGGCGACGCGGTGCTGATGAACATTTCAGGCCAAGGCTTGAACCACGTTGGCGTCTACCTGGGCGATCAGCTTCTGCTGCATCACATTCGTGGCCGGTTGTCTTCCCGAGACCTCTATGGCGGCTGGCTTCAGAAGTGCAGCGGCTGGGTCGGAAGACTTACTATGGCAAAAGGCTAGGCGGTTCCATGCGCGAGATCAGGCTCTACGGGAAACTGGCCAAGTTCATCGGCAAGCGTGTGTTCCGCGCTGATGTCGCAAACGCCGCCGAAGCAGTGCGGTTTTTGCTGGCCAACTTTCCGCAAGCTGAAAAGCACATGGCCGATCAGCACTACCGCGTCAGCCATGGCAAGCGTGACCTTGAGCTTGATGAGATCCATCAGCCAGCGGGACAACAAGTCATCAAAATTGCGCCGGTGGTGGCTGGTGCTGGCGCGGCTGGGCGCATTTTGCTGGGTGCGGCTTTGATTGCGGGCGCCATCCTTTTTGCGCCTGTCGGTGCTGGCTTTTTGGGCGCCGGCATGGCTGCTGGCGGCAGTGCTTTTACTCTGGGTGCTGCGGCGTCATCCTTTATTGGCGCAATCGGCGCCAGTTTGGTCCTGGGTGGCGTTGCTCAATTGCTTACGCCAGTTCCTGAAATGGCAACTGGCTCAAATTCCAACAACGACCCACGCAAGACGTATAGCTTCAGTTCCATTCAGAACACCAGCCGCCAAGGGACGCCCGTTCCTGTGGTCTATGGCGAAACTATTGTTGGCTCGGTGGTGATCAGCGCCGGCATTGATATTGCCCAGGTGACGGCATGAGTTACCGAATCCTTGGTGCCGGCGGTGGTGGCGGTGGTGGCGGTGGCAAAGGCGGCGACGGTGGTGGCTCACAGCACACGCCGACAGAAGCGGCCAACAGTCTGTTTTCAACGTCTTATGCCAAACTGATCGACTTGATCAGCGAAGGCGAAATCTATGGATTAGTCGATGGTTTTAAATCGATTTACGTTGACAACACGCCACTTCAAAACGCCGAAGGATCGTACAATTTTCAAAATGTCACTGTTTACACCAAGACCGGCACACAGGCACAAACATACATCCCAGGCTTTGATGATGTAGCCAACGAGGTCAGCGTTGGAACAGTTGTAACGGCAGCGACGCCAATTGTCCGAACAATCACAAACACAGCCATCAATGCTGCCAAAGTAACCATTTTAATTCCGCAGCTTCAACAATTTACCGACCAAGGGGACATTAATGGGACCAGCGTACAGCTTCAAATTGACGTGCAATACAATGGCGGCGGTTTTACTACGGTCATTAATGACACGATCAGTGGCCGCACAGGGCAGCAATATCAAAAACAATACCTAGTCAATTTTTCGGGAGCTTTCCCGGTTGACATTAGGGTTACCCGCGTCACGGCAGATAGCGGCAGTTCAAAACTGATTAATGCTTTTAATTGGAGCAGCTACACAGAAGTCACTTACGCCAAACTGGCTTATCCAAACTCGGCGTTGGTTGGCGTTCGGATTGATGCCGAACAATTTAGCAACATTCCCAGCCGTTCTTATCGTGTCCGTGGAATCAAAGTCAAAATTCCCAGCAACGGCACGGTCAACAGCACAACGGGTGCCATCAGTTACTCAGGTGTTTGGGACGGCACCTTTGGAGCTGCGCAATGGACCTCAGACCCCGCCTGGTGCTTGTGGGACTTGCTTACGGCAAGGTATGGGTTCAAAGATCACATTGATACAAGCCAGCTTGACAAGTGGGCCTTCTATTCAGCTTCCCAATATTGCGGTGCCAGCGTACCCGATGGCTTTGGCGGCACCGAGCCACGGTTTAGCTGCAACGTCAACATTCAGACAGCAGACGATGCTTACAAGTTGATCAATGACATGTGCTCAGTGTTTCGGGCCATGCCCTACTGGAGCACCGGTGCGCTCACTGTTGCGCAAGACAAACCGTCAGATCCGGCTTACCTGTTTACCTACGCCAACGTCTCAGAGGAAGGTTTCAGCTACAGCGGCTCAAGCCTAAAGACTCGGCCCACGGTGGCAGTGGTCCAATACATGGACCTTGCGCTGCGCAATACGGCCTACGAGGTGGTCGAAAACCAAGCGGCCATCAGCAAGTACGGCGTCATCAAAACTGACATCACTGCTTTTGCTTGCACGTCCAGAGGCCAGGCGCATCGAATCGGGGAATGGCTGCTGTATTCCAGCCAATACGAAACCGAGACCGTGAGCTTCATGGCATCGATCGATGCCGGCGTGATCGTCAGGCCTGGTCAGATCATCGAAATCAGCGATCCGGTCAGAGCTGGCGCAAGGCGTGGCGGGCGGATTTATGCAGCGACCACAACAGCCATCACTGTCGATGATGCCACCGGCCTGAGCGCCACCAACACGCCCACGCTGTCAGTGATCTTGAGCGATGGCACGGTGCAGACTCGATCGGTTTCGACCGTGGTTGGCAACGTTATCACCGTCAGCTCTGCTTTCAGTTCAACGCCCAACGCCAACAGCGTTTGGATTTTTGAAACTTCCAACATCCAAACCACTACCTGGCGCGTGTTGGGAATCCAAGAACAGGATCAATGCAAATATGCCATTACGGCGCTCAGCTATAACAGTTCCAAATATGGCTACATTGAGCGTGGAGTAGCGCTTCAAACCCGCACGGTCAGCAACCTCAATGTCATTCCGGCGTCTCCGACCAATTTGCAAGCCGTTGAGGCTTTATATGAAAACAACGGCCGGGTGTTGTCGAAGCTGATTGTAACTTGGCAGCCAGTACCGGGCGTCAATTCTTATCGTTATCGATGGCGGCTGCAAAACGGCAATTGGTCCACCTCTACTCAACAACGATTTGATTTTGAGATTTTTGATACCACTATTGGTATTTATGAAATAGAAGTTTACAGTCTCAATGCCGCCTTGCAGTCTTCCGCGTTGCCAGCTCGGCTTACTTTCAACGTGCTGGGCAAGACGGCGCCGCCGGTGGACGTAACAGGCATGTCACTGGTGCCGATCGACCAGGCCAGCGCCATCATCAGCTGGGTGGCCTCCGACGAACTGGACGTGAAGATTGGGGGCAAAGTGCTGATTCGGCACACGCCCGAGCTGGTTGGAGCCGTCTGGGAAAACAGCATCGAGATCGTGCCGGCCGCATCGGGCAACCAGACACAGAAACAGGTGCCGCTGCTTGAAGGCACCTACCTGCTTAAGTTCGAGGATGACGGCGGCCGGCGGTCTCTAAACGCCACCTTGATCGTGGCTCATCTGCCGACGCCGTTGCCACGGCTGCTTGTGCAGACCTATGCGGAAGATCAAGAAACGCCGCCATTCAACGGCAATTACACAAACATGTTCTATGACGCCGGGCTGGATGGCTTGGTGATCTCGACGGGAACGTATGTCGATGACATGGCACTTCCTGGCGCCGGCACCGACACGCTGGCGCTCGAAGCGGGCGACGACTTGCTGTTGCAGGATGGGACCTCGCTGCTGGCGGAAGGCCAGGCAGGCGACTGGGACAGCCTGGCGTCGATCGATGGCGTGGGCGGCGTGCTTAGCTCAGGTGAGTATGAGTTCGGCTCGACACTCGACATGAACGGCGTTTTTGACCTGAACATGCAGCGCCGCTTCGTCACCCGGCCTTACCTACCGGCCGGCCTGTGGGACGACAAGACGGCACTCATCGACACCTGGAACCAGATCGACGAAACCAACCTGGATCAAGTCAACGCCAAACTCTATGTCCGCAGCACATCGGACAATCCGGCCGGAATTCCGGCTTGGGGCGACTGGCGCGAGTTTGCCAACGCCATTGTCCGGGGCCGCGGTTTTCAGTTCAAAACGATCGCCACCAGCACCGACCCGGCAGTCAACATCATCATTGACGAGCTGGGCTGCGTGGTCGAACTCCAGCAGCGCACCGAGCAGTCGGCCACTCTGACCAGCAGTGCTGGCACTTACGCGGTGACTTTCACCAACCCCTTCTACCAAGCCCCTAGCATCGGAGTGACAGGCTTTAACATGAGCACCGGCGACTACTTCACGATCGGCACCGTGACGCGCACGGGTTTTCAGGTAACCTTTAGGAACAGTGCCGGCACCGCTGTGAGCCGTCAGTTCACTTACACTGCGATCGGCTACGGCCGGGAGATCATCTGATGGCTCAGCACGACTACAACATCGCAAACCAGTCCGGCCAGGCGTTTCGCGGTGATCTGAACAACGCGCTGTCGGCGATCGTCAGCCAGAACAGCGGCGCGTCGGCTCCCAGCACCACTTATGCCTATCAGTGGTGGGTGGACACCAGCACCACGCCGGCGACGTTGAAGCAGCGCAACAGCTCCAACAACGCTTGGATCACGATCGGGCAGCTCGACACCACCAACCTGGGACTGATCCCTTCAGGCAGTGCCAGCATCGTCAACGCTGACGTCAACGCCAGTGCAGGCATCGTCGCCAGCAAACTGTCATTTACGCAGACCGGCACCGGTGCCACGGCACGGACTATCGACAGCAAGCTCAAAGATGTGGTGAGCGTTAAGGACTTTGGGGCTGTTGGGGATGGAGTAACAGATGATACGGCTGCTATCCAAGCTGCTATTAACTCATTACCTGCCCGTGGCGGCATTGTAACTTTTCCGGCTGGCAAGTTCAGGACTACTGCTAAGATAACAGTTAAGTCCTATGTCACTCTTCAAGGCGCTGGCAAATTTGGCGGCACTGGAGCCTACGACCAAGGCTGTACAACTATTTATGGAAACCATTCTGGTACTGCCATTCTTAGCCTTGTTGGGTCCATATCTTGCACAATATCTGACCTTGATTTGCAAAGCGTTTCTGGTGGACCCTATCCTCAATCCGGATTGTTACTTGGCAGATCTACCAGTGCAAGTGCTGGCTACCACTCAATCAAACGTATTAGCGTTTATGGCAGCTATCAAGTAGCCAACGTTTACTCCATTGCAAGCGAAGACAATTACTGGGAAGACATTAATCTCTGGAATTACGGACAAAGCACTGGCAAGCATTGTTTTTATACGTCAATAGGGAATAGCAACGCGACGATGACCGAACCCTTGGTTACGTCGTCCAACCTAGACAATGTTTTTGTTAGGTTTTGGTTTGCTAATTCTCATACAGACGCAAATGCTGCCTGCATTTATCTTGACAACGCTCAAGGCATGGGTAGTTGGTCCTTTTTTGGTGGGTATCTTACGGCAAATGCTGGGTCTTATGTCACCATTGCCAATGGTTATGTTGATGGATTGTCAGCCTTAGGTCCATTTACCTTTGTTGGGGTTAGCGGAGAAAGGCTTGCTGGTGGTGATCCACTTTATGCTTACAGACTGACTGCTAGCTCTGCCGTTGAATTGCGTGGCCTGACAATCACGGGTGGTCGCTGGGACTTGGTTGCTGGATCAAACCACTACAACATTTCTCAAAGTGCAAACCTTACATTGGTTGCGCCAAATATTGTGATGCAGCCTACAGAGACTTTTGTATACGCATTATCTGACATTAAATACAACCAGGTCAAGGGTGGCATTGTTAGTGTTGGCAGAGAGTATGAATATACAAGTGTAACCACGTTTGGGTCTGGATGGCTTAATGCTTACGGAGCTCCATACGCTCCAGTAGGTTTTAGAATCAACCCTGATGGACATGTAATTCTCAGGGGCACTGCATATGGAACACCTACTGGCACTATCTTTACTTTGCCAGTTGGATACAGACCTGCCGCAAATCAATTCTTTTCTGCGTGGACTACTGGTGACGTAATTAGAAGAATCTTAATTACAACTGCTGGAGTAGTTAGCATAGCTTCAGGTAGTACGTTGATGGAAGTTGACTTGTCCAACATTCAATTCAAACTTTGAGTTGGATGTCTTTACCTTATTCCTTTTAACCCGATGGCCTTACAAATCTCACTGTCCCTGACGGATAATTTTCAACAAGTCATTGACTTTGTTGATTGCTACGTTAAGATTTCCAGCGTTCTTTCAATTAAAGAATATAGCACCATTACTTATTCCATCTACAAAGAAAAAGATGGCGTCTTGCTTCAGCAAAACGTTATTAACTTTTCGCTTGATCTTGATGGCCCCAATCCCATCAAGCAAGGTTACTTGCACCTGAAAACTCTGCCCGAGTTCGAGGGCGCCAAAGACTGCTGACCCCTCACCTAAGGAACCGTGGCCGCACGCAAGACAACCGACCTTACCGCTCTCACGGCTCCCACCGCCAACACTCTTGTGGCGGCGGTGGATCTCACCGAAGCGTTGGCATCTAACCAGAACAAGAAACTGACGCTCAACGACCTTACCAAAGGCTTGAGCGCAGCCACCACAAGCGCCGCCGGCGTGGTGCAGTTGAGCACCAGCACTTCAAGCACCAGCACCAGCTTGGCCGCAACTTCAAGCGCGGTTAAGTCGGCCTATGACTTGGCAGCGGCTGCCCTGCCGCTTTCGGGCGGCACCATGACCGGCGCAATTGCCTTTGCCGGTGCGCAGCCCACGGCCACCACGTCAACCGCCGGCATTGTGCAGTTGAGCAGCTCGACCAGCTCAACCAGCACCACGCTGGCGGCCACGCCTAGCGCAGTGAAGACGGCTTATGACTTGGCCGCAGCGGCCATGGTCAATCCGCTTTATTATCGGCTCAACAGCACGCTGGCCGGTAGCAACGTCAGCACCGCACAGTCGATCCTTGGCGTCGGTGTGAGCTTGACGGCCAACACGGTTTACGAGTTTGAGGGCATGTTTGCCTTGAGCAAAACAACTGGCACCACGTCGCACACAATCAGTTTTGGTTTTGGTGGCACCGCAACCATCAACAACATTGCTTTTCAAGTAAACACCGCCATTGCACCCAGTGGCCTTACCACAGGTGGCACGGCATCACTCTATGAATTTCAAACCGCTGCTGGTGGCGTCGTTGATGCCGCTCAAAGCACAGCCGGTATGCACTTTATGGCTTTTGTTAAAGGCACGGTCAGCATCAATGGAGCCGGTACTCTTATTCCACAATACACGCTCAGTGCTGCGCCAGGCGGCGCATATAGCACTATTCAAAGCAGCTATTTCAAACTAGCTACACTCGGCGCGGCGGGCGCTAACACTTCCATTGGCACCTGGGCGTAATGGCTGTCAAATCCAAAACCGGTGTGGCCCGCGTAGACCACCAGCCGGGCCCACCCAAGACCACATCCCAAGGCCAGGGCCAAAACTCACGCCCACGGCGTCGCGGTCGCAAGCCCCTCCGAGGGCAAGGGCGGTAGTGGATCAACAAACCCGCGCAAACTGGCAACGCATCAAGGATCACCTTGAAGCCGTGGGCCGCACCGATAACTGGTACTACCGCCGTGCCCTTGCCATCCTGGCCGGATCACCTGATCCTCTCGATAGACTGAATAAGTGATCAGCTCCTGCCATGGGCGGCGACCAGGAAAAAACTGTCGGTGAGCTGCTCGCGGAAGCATTGCCGCAAGTAATGGCCGTTGGCCTTATCGCTATCGGCGGGTTGTTGTTCAGTATGCAGATCAGTTTTACGCGCATTGATGCCAACGTGCAGCAACTGGTCAAAGCAATGGAAGAGCTGCGCACCGACACCAAATCTCATCTAGACGATTTGGAGCAACGTGTTCGCGCTTTGGAGATCAACCGGAAGTAAGATCAGGAACATCCACCCATGGATTTCATGGACCACAACACCGCAACAGCTATCGCCATCGGCGTTGCTGCTACCAGCGAGATCCTCGCTTACACCCCACTCAAAGCCAACAGCGTGCTCCAGCTGGTCCTTCAGGTGCTGGGCGTCGTGTTTCCCCGTCGCCGCTGACTGGAACCCAAAATGCAACTCCTTGACTTCTTCCGCTACTACCGCAGCGGAACGCCTCACCAGGACGCGGCCATTGCTGAGCTGCAAGCCGCGATCAACAAAGCCGATACCGCAATCCTTGACCGGAACGCCAACTGGTACAAGACCTGGCAAACCGCCGGCAAAACCACCGGCGCCGATGACCTCGAGCCAGCCTTGGCGCTGATCAAGGAATTTGAAGGTTGCCGGCTCAAGGCCTACGACGATGGCGTCGGCGTGGTCACGATCGGCTGGGGCACCGCTCGCAGGTATCCCGATGGCCGTGCGATTGGCTGGCATGACACCATCACCCAAGCGCAAGCCGACGAGTACCTGGC